CCTGCACACAGGCTTGGCAGCTTGCGATTGCCGACTCTGGAATCCAACCGACGACTTGGGCTTGGGTAAGCTGGTCGTAAGGCGTGAAACCCGGATCGTCTTGGGAAATGGTGAACTGCTGTGAGCCACCGATTGAGGCAACGTATTCGCCGTCTACACCGGCAACGGTGTACATAGCAGTAACAACAACGTCAGTCTGACCCTCAACTTGGGGCAGCGTGTACATCGTGTCGATGGTGGTGGTGAAGGTAGTCATGGTGGTTCCTTTGGGTTAGATGCCTGCGGCTGCAAGGCGTTTACGAAGGTCTTGGATTTCAGCCACAAGGTTTGCAATGACTTGAGCGCTACTGGCTTGCATAGATTGATAGACTGCATTGCCTTCTTCGTCTTCAGCATCTTTCTCGCCATTGACTGAATACGGCGATACAGTTTGGAATTCATGCGCCAAGAATCCAGAATCTGTACGCCCATCTTCTGACCATTCCCATGTGGTGGGTTTCAATGCATCAATGAATTCGCCAGACCCCACCAATGCCCTGGCATTATTTTTTAGCCTGTAGTCTGATGTGGTGTTGTACAGAACAGCGGTGGTGCCAGACTGAGTAATTGACCCAATAGTTGTGCCAGCATAACTAAAGTTTATATAAGGAATTCCACTTCCTGTGCCAGCAATATGAGTAACGGCAAATAGTTTATCAACTGAAACACCACTGGTGTTCATTTGCATACCTATTGACCACGATATTGTTGACCCTGCTGTTCCAGATGCCGCCGAGTACCAAGCGTGAGAACCATTATATTGACTATATAAACTGGCGCCTGCTGCTGTTTTGTAAATATTATTAGAACCGTTATTGATAGTATTTCCACCAATAACCATTGTTCCCGTTGAAAACGAACCAACTGAGCCGCCTACTTGGAATTCAATACCTTTCCAATTGCTTGCCCAAGTGCTTGGCGTTACTGCAATTCCAAGTCGTCCGGCTGCATCTAGGGTCATTGCTTGGGTAGGTACTACGGCAGTATTTGCACCAACATTAGTTGTTGTATACCAACTATGGGTGCTATCAAATTGTTTGTACAACGCACCTTTATATGACGCACCAATCTGCTTATATGTTGAGTTGGTGTTTTGATATAAATTAGATGTTAGATTAGCATCGTATCCCCCGGAATATAATCCAGCCCCATTAGAATTTAGTTGTAAAACTTTATATGCAGCCTCCCAAGCATTCGGCGTAACCCCAATCCCCACATTCCCACTACCATCAATCGTCTGCCGAACATTCCCATCCCCATCGCTGAGTACGATGTAGTTGTTGGCAGTGCGAATATCGAGGCCACCTTGGTTGCCTGAGTAGCCGCCGATGATGGTGTTTTTAGAGCCAGTGGTAATGGCCGCCCCGCAATAATTACTTGAGCCTAGCGTTCCAATAAAAGTATTGTTTGAGCCACTAACCAAAGAGTTGCCAGTACCATAACCCATCAGGGTGTTATATGTTCCTGAAAACGTAGCTGCTCCAGTTGTTGCGGAGCCAACAATGGTGTTGAAACCCCCAGTTGCGTACAACCCCGCCTGATACCCTACAGCGGTGTTATTGGATGCGGTGGTGTTGCTAATTAAAGATTGCTGACCAAAAGCGGTGTTATATGAACCCGTAGTATTTGTTGCTAAAGCCAGCAAACCAAAGGCGTTATTGGCAGCGCCTGTTGTGTTAGCAGTAAGGGCTTGATAACCAAAAGCATCCGAACCACCTGTAGTGTTTGCTTTTAACGCTTGATAACCAACTGCCGTGGAATTGCCCCCGGTGTTTGTGTATAGAGTCTGATACCCCACAGCGGTGTTGTTGGATGCGGTGGTGTTGAAGTAGAGGGCTTGATTACCAACTGCGGTGTTGTTCGCGCCAGAGGTGTTTGAAAACATCCCGTTGGCCCCATACGCTGCGTTGTACGAGCCAGAGGTTAAGTTGTAGAACGCCGAAATACCTGTGGCAGTATTCTCAACACCCGTCACAGCACCGTTGTACGCAGTTAATCGCCCGATAAAGGTGTTGTAGTTACCTGTGGTGTTGTTCCGTCCAGCGCCGTAACCAAAGAACGAATTGTCCTGACCTGTAGAGCTATACCCCGCCTGATAACCCACAGCGGTGTTGTTGGAGGCGGTGGTGTTGGATGCAAGTGCACTTATACCAAACGCGGAATTGTACGAGCCCGTGCTATTACTTTGCAAAGTGCTACTAGTAATGCCATACAGGCCACCCCCAACAGCGGTGTTAGCAACGCCAGTTGTAATTCCGTTACCAACATAGTATCCAATGGCTGTATTGTCTGTTGCAGTTGAGGCACTAAACAAAGCCCTCATACCAATAGCTATGGAACGTCCTGTCCCTGTTGTAGTGCTGTACCCTGCTTGGAAGCCAATAAAAATATTATCAAGCGAAGTGGTATTGCTATACCCCGCCTGATATCCTACAGCGGTATTGTTGGAAGCGGTGGTGTTGGAGAACAATGCAGAGTTGCCAAGCGCCGTGTTGTATTGACCAGTTGTGTTGAATCGCAGTGCAATAGCCCCAAGGCCCGTATTGTAACCGCCAGTGGTGATTGCCAAACCGACCCGGTGCCCCACGGCCACGTTTTGCGTGGCGGTAGTCGCTGTTAACAGCGTCTCATTGCCAATCGCGGTGTTAACAGTTCCAGTGGTGTTGGCAGCTAGAGCCAAAATGCCAAACGCGGAGTTTTCTGAACCCGTTGTATTAGCCGCCAAAGCACTTGCACCCACTGCCGTATTCGTAGCAATAGACCCCGCACCCCTACCAACCTTGACACCGTTGATGGTGGCGTCTGCACCAGCAATCAAATTTGTCCCGTTAAAAGTCAGGTTTGCCGACCCAGCCAACGCGCCACTCGAGTTGTACTGAATCTGAGTATTCGCCCCAGCAGCAACCGTCCCTGTCAGCGAAAACGGCCCAACATTCTGGGTGGTGCCATTGGTGTAGGTGACCACCAGATAGTAGCTGCCGCTGATCGTAGTGCCGCTGATGCTGGCAATGCCTACTCCGGAAACGCCGCGATCTAGTGTTACAGAAACCGGAGGCCGTGCCGTTAAGACGAGCGAAATGTTGTTCGCGTCAATGACCGAAACTGCAATGTTTGCCATGATTAAACCTTGTAGATACCGTCAGACCGGATCAGGAAGAGCAAGAAGATGACATTGTCATCCGCTGGGGTTACGCCTGCTGCTGGGAAATTGATCATCAGCCTGCCGCTGAAGCAGACCGGATTGGAGATTGAAATGTCCAATTCCAAATCAGTTGCCAGAATGCCCCAGGCGGTCTCATCAATCGTCATCGTGAACGTGCCAGAGGCATCGACACGGTTGCTGATTGTCAGAGCGATTGGGCTGGGTGTTGGCAGGAAGTTGCCAATGTCGAAGGTCAAGCCTGTGCGGGAGTCCGCAAGGTTGCTGACTTCTCGCCGGATGATCTGAGCGTTGAGCGTAGCGCCGGTCAGATTGATCACCCCGGAACTGTTGGTGAGCGCAAAGTTCCAGTAGGTTTTTTGGTTGTACACCAACTCACCGGCGATGATCGGGTTGTCGAACCCCGAGACTTGCGTCAGAGTGTTCTTGTTGAAGACGGCCATGAGTTGCCCCTATGCTTGGGTGAACCTGCTAACTGGCAGGCGGTGGTTGATTATACCTGTTACGGTGTGCTTTCAGCTTCTAGATAAGCAGTCCCAAATCCTACCGCAGGAGTTCCTGATGCTGCTGAAGAAATGCTAAAGGAAAGATCAGCGGTAGCAAAGCCGCTGCTTGTACTAACAACATAGTCTCTGTTTACATCAAGTTTTATCCACGTTCCTGTTGTTCCAGAAGTCAATGCACCGCTGTTTAACGTAGCATATAGCCAATACCCTGGGGTGCTTCCAATGTTGGTTGTCGTGGGCAAATACCAATTGCCAGCGGCTGTGTACGATCCCGCATTAAGTCTCTGCTGTATTACCCCATCAACTGTAAATCGTAGCGTGGCAGTTGCAACGCTAGGAGTTATTGCATAAGCATAAACATTGGGTGCAAACCCATTCACTACGCCGCCAGTCGATCCTGGGTTCCAATCGGTCACCAAACTGGTAGCCGACAACGCTGAAACTGCAATGTCATTGTTGACTTGAAATGCAAAGTAGTAGTTGGCTGTAGGCAGAATTATGTTGTTGAAAACAATGCTTGACCCTGGCGTGTATGCTGTGTTTTCGGCAGAGGTCTGCGTTACCCAAACGATCCAATCTGTGGCAATAGGAGTGACAGCAGTGGTGTAGTACAACGTTGCACCTGTACAACGCCCAGTGGTTGGGAACACGCAAGTCACCGCAAAAGTCGGCGGGTTGGCGTTAGGCAAGTAGTTGCCAATAGTAGGTGCTGCCAGCGCAGAAAAGAAATACGGCGAGGTCACCCCGTTAGCTGGCGCAGGCGTTGTTGCCGTAATCGCTTGATCAGCATAGACCGTTGCATCGTATTCGGTTGCTGTAATCTGAGCGCCAAGGTTGCCGTCAGCAAGTGCGGCTTCTTGGATTTTGGTAATGCGGAAAGGCTTTGCAGACCAGCCATAGTTGGCATTGGTGACCGTGATCACATCGCCTGCATCGTTCTGGATGCCGGTGTAAGCTGTCGAAAAACTTACGATTAAATCAGTCCTGGATTGCAAAAGTATTCGATTGGCAAGATACGCCGCCTGCACTGAGTTGTTCACCATTTCAAACTTGGTGGTGAACTTGTTCACTGGCTCATTGGGATAAAGCGACAACGTAGGAATCTGCTGATAGATGAACGCAGGCTGATCTTTGTTGTCTTTAAACGGGTAAGAGACCTCAATCTGGTTTATGCTTGCCGTCAGGTCTTGCGCGGTAATCTTGATTTCAGACAGGATCGTTGTGTCATCAAATGCGCCGTAGCTTTGTGCTGTACCAATCTTGTTAATAACCGGCGACCACTGGCCCGTAGTGGATTGATACGCCAGCCATGAGTCGCAGGCCGTCAGAATCTTGTCTACGTTGTTCAGCACTGTCTGGCCCGTGTCTAAGACGCCATTAATCCGATAGCGTGGCTGAGTCGCCGTGCCGCCACCGCTGGGTGTATAGGACAGCAAGACATCTGAGTATGTGTTGAGGTCAGCGCAAGTCGTCGCGTTGACATTTGCGTTTAGCACAGCGCCACCATAGATTGGCGAGACCAGATAGTCCTTCAATACATCCCCAGGCTTCGCACATCCTGCCCCGTTGAGATAGTGGGCTACATGAAATGTCAACGGGCTAAAGCTGGTGGTATTGGCCGATTGGCTGTAGACCATCTTGACAATAGCAAACGCAAGCCCGTTCATCTGGCGATGCGTAGCGGGCCATTGCTGCGCTGTTGCAATGTCTAAGCCACCCATTACAACGCTGGGAGCCTGGGTGCCATTGACATTGGTGATAGTGCCAGCGGCATTGGATGTGTACAAGTTGATGTACAAATACCCATTGACCTTGGGGTCTACATTAGGCACACCGTCAGTCAGGGAAACTACTTTAGTAAGGTCAGTACTGTCAAAAGTCACCAACCTGTCGCCATAGTAAAACTTGGTCGTGTCAAAGCTGAACTGTCCGTTAGGCGATATGTTAGAAATCGCCAGAACGTAATACATTGTCTTTTGGTCGATGCTTAGAACAGCATCAACGAACACGCCGCCAAGGTAAGCATCGCCATAGACTACCGGCAGGGAATTGGTCGAGCTAGGGGGGATTTGC